TTGTTTTGCCTTTTCGTTACTATAACCATAATAACGTTTCACCAAGTCAAGATCTTTAATCTCATCTTTACGTAACCAAGGAGAAAATCTCTTCTTAGTTCTCAGTGTATTTAGATAAAAATCATATTGAAGTCTTTTTGGTAAAAAATGATACCTATTCATCTCATTCGCAAACATAATCGAATCAAGATGTCCTGAATAAATCCGATTAATAATATAAGGTGAATACTCCTTTTCTAATGAAGTATCTTCATCAATCAAATTTTTCTTAGTTTGATTTATGGAATTAAGCCAATCTTTTAGTTCCAATGTCGAATCACCCCTGCAATAATAAAACAATTAGTAATGAGATAAGAAAAGAAAATAATAGAACGTACCAGAACAATGTAATTGTCGTATCGTTTAGTTCTTTCGTCAGAGAAACTACCCAACGCATACTTCCATACCCTCCATAATTTTTTCATTATTATAAAAATATTTCATCCTTACTAGAGTCTACCACTATACCATTATCTTCTGCAACTAATTCTACTGCTTGTTGGGAAAGATAAACACCACTATTCATAGAAACATTCATATGAGGATCAATATGTTCTGATAAATTATCAACATCCCTTATTAAATTAGAATACTTAGGATCAGAACGAGCAAACTCTTGCTCCTTCTTAGTTGTATAATGGCATACAACAGGATTAAAATATTCTTTATGCTTTTGTTCTATCCATCCCTGTGTAACGTCCTGAGCAGCAA